TACATCAACAGGTGGTGAAGTGACATAATGCAAAACAATTACATTAAATATTTGTGCTACTAACCGTAGCAGATGCCAATGGAACTCCGGACGAAGTAAACCCTACGTTTGATTGTATTCCGGCTGCACGAAGGGTATTCTCAAAATGGTTATCTTGATTGCGTCGTGTTTCCTCGCCTTGAGTTCTGATATTAGCACGCGAGTTGAATCCCTGCTGGGTTATACCAGCGAGGAGATTCGAGCCCTGTGCTCCTATCTGCATCATTTGTTGTTCGCCCCGGATCTTCGTAAGAGAAGATTCCTGAGCGAACTGGCCCTCTTGGAGTTTCAGTTGTTGTCCAAAGATGTTTTGTTGCATTTTTTCAGCAAACTTTTGATTCATTTTTGCTGAGCCCCAGCTGGAAAGGGCACCAAAAAGGCCTGAGCCGCCGCCACCTGCCATCATGGCAATAGCGGCTGCTGCATGGCGTACACCTTCTCCTCGAGTTGGTGTTGAGGAGTAGTATGGTCGCCAATCGTTTGTGTTTGTCTCAGTTGGATAAAAGAAATTGGGTTGGATGTTATCCAACGTCAACATATTAGCCTTCAAGTTGGTCAAGGCTACTTGGCTTCTAGATGGGTTAATACCCCACCCAAACTGTCTAGTGAAATTAGCGTGAGCTATAACAGTGGTGGAGTTGATACGTATGTCACAGTTGAAGCCATCTGTGTTACGCTGGTCACAAATGTTAAGACCCAGCGCATTCATGCGGTTGGCATACGTATCTTTAGGTAACTGTTCGAAGTCCTGTGGAGCTACGACACTGAAATTAGTGGCAGCAATCCGAAGACTAGCTGTACGAGGATCGCGTTGAGGCTGTTTAACCAAGGCGCTTAGAACAGTTGTAGCCGTGGTCTTAGGGCTACCAATGTATGGCGTAGCCACACACTTAGGAAATGGTTGGGATCCCATGTTGAATGGAAATCCCAGACCACTCCTCTCACTACGTCTGGCTCGCTCTCCCAGGCCCCCGTTGGAATTAAATGCCCCTGCTTGCGCAAAAGACATTCGTGCCATGTCTAGAGTTGTGGTAACGTGCTTCAGGACTGGTTGGAATTGTCCATGTAGACGGTAAAGACAGTGTGTCGCTGTGACACGCTGTCCATCTGGTACTACGTCACCGACTATAGAGCGATACCGGTTGTCCACGTTGACTGTCGCGTAGGACAAACGATACGTTGGATTATCCAGAGATGAAACCCAAATTAAATACCCACACGTAGTCCCGGAAGACAAGCAGAAAACGTCAAATTTAGGTTGTAGGGCATAGTCAACTGGCGCTGGATAGTGAGAGTCGGTAGGTCTTTCATTAGTAAGGCTATACGTGGTGTCGATGTATAGTCGGGCCAAGAAATCTGGAGGAAGTTGTTTAGTAGCCAGCAGGAAGGGTTCTGGGCTTGTTATGGCGTAGGAGTCAATATCAGCCCACTCTTCATATCGCGACAGGATAAAAGATTTTACATCATCCACCACTGGATGACGCACGTCCGTCACAGTCGGAGCACCATTCACGAGATACTCATACAAATCCTTCCAGAGAGCGGAGATGTTGATGCTCTTGGGAAAGGTACCACTAGCGACCAAAAAGTCGGTGGTACCGTACTCCACATTGGCTTTAGGTTCATTGAAATCGTCTTGAAATGTGAAATACTGTATATAGTCGAAGTCTGTAAGAGCCTGAACTCCCACCGATGGTATAGAACCTATATAACACTCTGATGGTATAGAATTTGGAATTTCGACCTCCTCTGTAGGAAATAAGCCAGAAAGTTTGGGGTAAGCATCTACTTCTCTCACCTCACCCAAGGGAACCCGGTTAAAAGTCTGGGCATACAGATTAACTGTTTGCGTGTCGGCTTCTACGGGAAATGGGATGAAGAAATCGTTGTAGATGTTTGGAGCACGAGTCGTTGTTAATGGCACACACTTCATCTTAACACCGACTCTTGGGAAAACTGGAATGGCTGAGGGCGCTATCCAGGTTTCTTTACGAAGGGTCACAAAAAATCCTTCCGTAGGCTGATATCTATTTTGCAAAGTCTTAGCAACGTAGACCTCGTGTGACGGAGGCGCCTCACCGTTTTGGAATGACACGGTGAACTCTCCGTCCTTATCGAAAATCACGTCGTACTTGCGTATGCGCCCAACGTTAAAAACGTCAGACGTTAGGATGGATTCTTTTATCAACCCATTAACCGCCAAAGTTGTTCTGCGGTTTAAAGCTCTCAAAGCCTGCCAGTTCCCCTGTGGTTCGACTCGAGTGGGATTATACACTATATCGATGGCGCCAATAAGGGTCTCCGTACCAAAGATAGTAATCTTGGTAAAGACAGCCAAATTGGCAGCCGCCTGGTGTAGCGCAAACCAATCACGAACTCCAGGGCTAAAGGAGGTAATGTCGGGGGCTAGAGTAAAGAGGTGGTCCCCTGCCGAAGACTTGTCAGATAACGTATAGTCTTCTATGATTTGAGGTAGCGTGTAATAAACCTCAAGTAAGTTGTGATGGTAGGCTATTCCATCCAACATGGGCCCAGTTGTTACGAGCCCCAAATCGGTCATACCAGTAAACTGGGCTCCTGGCTGATCGATCTGATTGTCAACCTGAAGATCCTGTGCAGGACCGGGCATAATGCCCTGTTGGAACGAGCTAATAGGAGGAGGAGCCCCAGTTCCCATGGCAGTACCCTCGCTACCAGTAACGAAGGGTTGTTCAGAACCCCCCGGTTGTGCACTATGGCGCACGCCTTTCTTGACAGAGCTATAGGACTTATCAAGTTGTTCGCGGAGACATGAGTCACATATAGGTCGACGGTCACAGCCGTCAGATCTATGACACTGTTCACACGCCCATCGCGTTCTATTATGGCTCATCCCACAACATCCACATGTCTTTGGTTCTCGGTTCTCCTTACCACTCCCACGTCGACCAGAGTGTCTCTCTCCTTCCCCTTGCTGGTGACGGTACCTTTTAAAGTACCACTGGTGTACGTAAGGGAAAACCATCTCTAAGTTGAACTTGTCGTGGTCATGCTTGTCGTACATGCCAAACCAGGTTGACATGAGTTGTTGAACCAAGTTGACATGAAGATATGTTTCCATTAGATAGTCCTTTAAGATCTTGGTCAAAGACCCCGAAAGCTTGGAGTTGTACCCACCATCAGCTACCACTTCGTAGGCGGCGTAGAACTCCTTGACGATGTTTTGGTCACAGGGTTGGTTTCGGAAGTTTTGGGACTGTTCAGCGAAGAAGAAAACTTTTTCTGTGGTGCCAACCTGGTTGTTTTCTAAGAACATACGGAGAGCTCGAATAGCGTCGGGGTGAATACCCCTGAACTTTTCCTTGATAGTGACGCGGTCCTCTTCCGTGACCCAAGAAAGGGCCGTCTGGAAAATTTCCGTGTGGGTCATGGCTTTTACTCTCGCAGCGGAGGCTATTAGGTCACATAAACAATGCAAGGAAGCAAACTGGGTCATTTGCTTCTTTCCATGGTTGAAGTGCTCTGGGTGGTGATCGCTCTGTTCATAGTGCCAATGAAGGGCAGTTTCCCAGTCTGCGTCCGGGTCTCCAGTAAGTTCAAATTCGGCATGAGCCTTCTCTAGACGTTTAAAAATCTTATCCACTTGTTCCATTCTAACTGCCTCAGGGAGGAAGTTGTGGGAGAAAGCAAACTCGATTTTTGGAGAAGGTCGATCTTTCTGTTTATCTAGCAGCTCATAAATCTTACCCAATTCTTCACTAGCACGCATAACACGCACTGTTGGTCCGTCTTTAAGAATGACATTCTTCTTCAAGAAATCAAAGCATTGTTCATAAGCCAGGGTCTTTGCGTTCTTCAAATTAGTTCCTTTGCTGGTAAACTCCTTCGTCTTTTGGACTCCAGAGTCAACATAACAGAGAACCACGGTCCATGCCAAGTTGGGTACATCTTTCGAATCAGAATAGGAAACAATCCAACCAGCCTGCTGCATCTCGTTAACGGCAGAGATGGGGTTTTGCCAATGGCGATTGATGTTTAGTTCTACAGCAGACATTTCTCGAAAATCGGTAATATAACTTTCAAATAGCGTAAAGTTGTAAGTATCGTAATCCTTACAATTCCTGAAGGGATACGTTGCTGTCAGTATACCATAATGATAAAGATCTATGATAGATCTCCAGGGCATAGTACTCAAAAGCCCTACATATCGTGAGTCACGATCACACACCTTCTCAAAGAATTTCTGGTACTTGTTAAAGTATTCTTCTCCCCACAAGGCTGCTTCGAAATATGCAGTGTTGTAAAGGGCGGCTATATCTTCAACAGTATTATAAACCTTCGAGACATAGTGTATGCGTGTTTGTATGGACTCGGGTTTTAGAGCTCCGATCCATGTATTATGGCCTGGTAGCCGCGTAAACTTTCGCGACACGAATTTAATTTCAGAGAAATCTTTCGTGTATTTTATTAACTTTCCGTCCTTGTCGATGGAATCAAGGACCATACCAATCTTCTCCTTTAGAATGGCAGAAACCGTTTGAAGGTTCCACACGTCGGCGATATCTTCATCGAAGCTAACTATCGCATCGTCGCCATTCGTCGATAAGTGAATCGTCTCTTTGTAGTCATCCCAGGTATGAACACGTTCTGGAAAAAGATACATATAAGCTATGAAGAGAGCTATTTCCACTAAATCAGAATTGACAGGTGTCGTGAGATACGACCCAGAAGGGACGCCCCTGTCCTTGACGTTGATATTAGTGGCAACAAAATGTATTGAGTGCCACATGTTTCTGATTATAACCTCCACAGCGTTACACCACGCACAAGACACTGGTGTCGTGTGCTGGTCTGGAAATTTCCTCTTGTGTGCTGTTCTCAGTGTTCGTGAAAATATGACAAACAAACCACGGTTACACCGCTTATCGTGACGACTAAAGTCACACGCAAAGTGGCATTTCTTCTTAAGGTGGTAGTTTGCTAGGGTGTTGAAATCCACGAGTGGGTCGTGTCCTAGGCGACAGCTAACCTTTTCAGGTCCTCTAATAGTGCCTGCCACCCAAGCTCCAAGAAACATACGTTCTAAGAGAACTCCCAATAAGTCTTCTGCTTCGAATACACGTGCTTTCCACGGTTTAACTAGGGGTTCACTCTTCTTACATGTCTTGTAGGCTATCCAGGGTCTCTGACCTCTCCTAACACTGGTTACTGCTGCCTTAAAAGTTTTAAATAGATACTTACCGGCATCAGTTTTCGTGTTAAAAGAACGAGTTCCTGTTTTGGGGTCTAGGTCTATTACTTCCGCCTTCTTTTGCGTCTTAAAAAGACGAGCGAGAGTAGGTCCACATGACGTATCGAGTTCAAGTGGGCCAAACGTTGAAGGATCAACGAGGGCCAACTTTTTTAGGGGATTAGAGATGTTCGCCCCTGACAAAGTTTCGTGTATTGACACAGACACAAGGTGTTTACCACGTGACAAGGCATAAAACGGCGACCACTCAGACACACACTTCTCTATCACTCGAGGTTCTATTGTCGGTAGTTCCTCGCATAGATACATTGTCTGAGTTGCTAACGTACATGGGTTACCACGCGTGTCGACTTCTAAGTTCTCTCTTTCCTCGTCGGTTAGCTCCCATGATGCTTTAGTTGGGTGTTTTTCGCTAGGTATTCCACACTCTTCGGCTAGTTCCGTGAAGGGCGTAAACATGAGTTTGGTTCCTGGTTCCTCACATCTTCCCTTCACTGTGCCAATAATTTGGATAGCATCGTTAGGATACTCTACGTGAGGCGCGATATTACCCTCTTCCATGTCCCTTATCGCCTGAGTAACAATCTTGGCAACCTCCGCGTCGCAGTAAACTTGCTCTGCGAAGGGTTTATTATCGTTAATTGTTAAACAGATACCCTTTTTAGTCTCCTTCACGAGTGGACCGTGCCTCTTAAACTCGCACTTCCTATCCTTCTCCCGCATCCCCCGAGTGGCCTCATACGTATCTATTACTTCCTGGATTTCGGACGCGTACATTAAGGCAACGTACGTACGTCCATCAGTCGGCTGCTTAGACCCGCCAATGTGCAAACCAGTAATTGCTGGTTCACTTTGGGCACATGCGCGGTCCTGGACATACACCTGACCACAGTCACCAAACCAGGTGACATGGTCAGTGGTAACAGTGTGGATACATCGCGTAACCAAACGGTCTTCTTGTCCATCGTCAAATATGTCGACAGGGGTATCAAACGTGATATCTACGTAGCAGGGATGGTATTCTAAAGAGTTGGAGTGGGCACGTACAAAAGTCCAACGCTCACCACGGACTGGATAAATCTTCGGATGTTGAACGATCTTATGTATGATTTTCGAGAAAACAGGAAAAGTCTTATCAACAACTTCGCCTATCATGATGTCTCGATCAGGGAATATAGAGACTACTTTGGCAGGATAGGATGCTCCGGTCCTCGCTCTATCATCACGGACTATCAATTCTGCTTTAGCATTCCCGTTACAGACATGTTTGGGAGCGACAAAATACTTGCCATACAAGCCAAGGCCAAAGAGGGTACCCCCTTCTGTGGAGAAGAAGAATCCCTTCTCTTTAGTACTGACCTGTACAACGTTCTTAGCCACGGTGTTATTATAAAAGTCTGTGACCCAATTAGTTGGCTTGGCATTGAAGGTTGGGCTTTTCATGAGCTGGCGCACGGATTGTGCATAAGCCCAAGAGTCCATACCATAATCGGGTATGTCCTGATCTAACATGCTCCAGTCAGTCGTTATTTGTGTGGTTGGACGTTTAGTGTTGCCATCAGAAGGCTTGGCCCTCCACGGTTGTGGGTTTTTATGTGATGGTTTTTTCTTGTCTGGCTGAGGTGTGCCCCACTGACGCTGCTTCACTTCCTCGATTTCGTCTGGTGTTAAAGTGGCAAAGAATTGTTCTATTTTCTCCTCGATAGTGTCCTTAGTCTTTGCGGCGACAAAAGCAGTAACCATGGGTAGAGTCAAAAGGGTAGTCACAAGAAAGAATATCTTATGACGCCCAAGAAACTGTCCTATGTTTCCCATGGCTACAGCGAGACGCGTGGAAACTGCTGCGTGATTGGTTTTTGAAACCAATGTCGCCAGGTGTTCCGAAAAAGCAATGGGAAGTTTTCGAACCAAGTCGTTTTGTTGACAAAACTGGACTGTCTTAGGTTTTAGTTTCAAAAACTCAACGTCTGCAGTATCTTTCTTTATGAACCACCGATAGTATTGGTCTAGGGAAAGTTGGTCTGTACCGATGTGAATAATGGAAGAAATGTCATCGTACAGTAAGAGTCCAACGTCCTCGGTCGCAGATGTTACGTTTTCAAAACACACACAACACTCAACTCCCATGAAAGTGGCACAGAAGTTACCAGTAACTTCAACTACAGCACGTAGTGGGATTGAATATCTCCTGAAAAGTTTTAAATAAAACTTCCCAAGATCGACGAGGTCTTCGGTCGTTTCAATACGTCCAGGGTAGGATAGGTATGGTAATGAAATCCGCTTGACGTCTTTTTGTAGCTCGGGGGCTATATAAATAGTCTCGCCTTCCAGCGAGCCCCGGACTACATACTTCATTATCGACAAGGGATTTTTACAGACATCCTTAAGCTTTTCTAGAGTGTCAAAACGCATAATAAAATTTGGGTCCTCAACTTGCGGCTTGGAGATGATCTGCCGAACTATAACGTCGCCGTTGCGTTGTAGATACTCCGCCCACCCTTCGAGAGAAGAGTCGACGGCTTCAGTGGGCGACACAACCTTGGAGTCCTCGTAGATAATACCATTATCCACGAAATACTCCTTTCCAGTAGGAGGAACTTCCAAATCACCATATTCCGTGACAAACACTCCAGAATATCCCATACGTCTATACTTAGACTCGTCAAGGAAAATAGAGTGATATCGAGATGTTGGTAGCCACGTACGCCAGCTAAGACGAGGTATATAGCATTTCTGTTTACGGACGTTGCTCACAAATACGACTATAGACCCGTTGGGTAAGGCATCGTAGACATGACAATACTCGTCCGCACCTTCTATCTCACCACTCTCTCTCTTCTTAACAAAGTCATCAAATATGAACATGGCAGGATTTGAAGATGGCGTGTAGTCCTTAAGTATTTCCTTGTAATTCAGGGGCGTTACTTGGACAGGCGGGCCCAGATGGTATAGGCGTTCATACTGTTGAGCAAGGTGAGTCACCAGTCCAGTCGTCTTTCCACTACCAGAAGGACCAGTAACATTGATAACGAAGCTATTAGAAGAAGCATGGCGGTGAGCCTCCGACAAAAGCTTCGTTAAGTCGCTAACGTCAGTGGCCTTGTCGACCAGGGCACAAAGTTCTTTAACGCGCCGTAGTATGTCCTGGGCATTCTCTTCATATTGTTGGCGGAGATGTTTGTCATAGAGAATAACTTCTTCTAGTGTGAGCGTTGTTTTTCTCACTCGCATACCCTGGCTTTCAAATTCAATCTCGAAATTTTCGAATTTACAAGCCGAAGCATCTTTCTCTTTCTTAAGTCTCCATGGCCTAAAGGCAATGTGCGAAAAGTCTGCCTTATGACCCTGGAGACCACGTGCCTTGTACAAGTTATCCTCATCGCCAATCCAAAGAACTTCCCATATGGTCATTCTGTCCATCGTACCTCTAGCTGCTTCCGGATTTATGGGCAATGATCTAGCAATCTCCTCAGGTGTCTGGTTGGTGTCAATCCATGCAGTACGAATATCAGCCGGCTGCAATTTTTCAAATGCGGACTCGAGATTACAAAAACCTTCCGAGAACAAATTGTTAAAAACCTTAACAAAAATGTCATCAGATAGGTCTTTCTGATTAAACGCTTCCTCCTTACGAAGGACGCGTTGTCCACAATAAACTGGGAAGAAGTTGTCATTGGGAACGACATATTCTCCCAAGTCAGTTGGAAAGTCTTGGTTGATAATGCGCTGGCATATTTCTATGGCTGCCCGAGTTTTACCGACGCCACTCTTGCCATAGAGGAGGTGACACACAGGGCGGACTCGACTAAGCCCGGTCTTGAAGAGCGTTTTAATCTTAGAACACTTTGACTCGCATTGTTCACACAGACGAGTTAGACCGGTCTTCAAATGAGTGCTCCCGTGTGTTCCTATGGTCCGTAGGGCATCCCTCGAGCGCACAACCTCGTTTTGCAGGGTAATAAAGTTGGTAACGTTCGAGACGATGTCCACACAATCCATCTGATTGTACTTTGAAAGAGTTCGTATATGGTCAGCTAGGAGGTCGTCATACAGTTCCTGTTCAGTCTTCTCTCCAAAAAATTTTGAAGCAATGAACTCATAAATATCTTTTAGGAGAACACCGCCTTTAGTCCAAATAGTGTGCATGAACTCAATTGAGCTCTTACAAAATTTCAAGTCTGGAACTTCTTTTAAACCAAAAGCCACGCAGACCAAACCACCCACAAAACACAAGATAGCTGTTATTCCTGCAACATAATTAGGAGCGCCATGTCGCTCACCTGGACCACAGTCCTGGAACTTGTAGCCCAAGTGGCGATGACGTTTGGAAAAGTCCCAATCGACACAATCTTCATCACTAATGATGTCTATTGCGATTTGGAAAAGCTCGTCGAAGTCTACCTTCTGTCGGGGCAAGTCTAGTCCGCAGAACGCACAAACGAAATTATAACAATCCGGAGTGGTACAACCACTGTCACACCCACCCTCGCATGCAAAGGTCATGGAGACATAACGTGATATGTCTCGCAAATCGACGGCACTACTTGGGTACCTCTTGCCGTAATTGACCATCTTTTTAAGGGCGGCCACCTTACGACAGGAACATGGCTTCGTTCGTGATATTGAATAAATGCGTTCCTGGACATCAGGGTCGAGGGAAGTAAGCCCAAACTCAGCATTAATGGCATCCATGGCTGTCATGTACTCGGGAGAGTCGGCAACCACCGCTCCTTCTAGTTGGGCAATAAGTTGTTCCAAACGCTCTTCCTTTGGAATTGGGTGTACATCAGCTACGACAATCTCAGGAGTTTGGGATCTAGGGTCCTCCTGAGTTCGTTCAGATTCATCGTCTGAACTTTCAGAAGAAGTGGTACCTTCTAAGGCCTCTCGGCGCATGACTAGTACAGCGTGGACTGAGGTGTCCCGGTGGCTAGGTACCTCTTCAACTACTTGTCGTGTAAGCTTCTGCAACTCCTCTTCGCTTGGTGGTGGAGGGAGGTCGTCTGGGATAGGAGCGGTTAATTCCACCCTTGGTGGTCTGGGTGGAGATACCTTCACAAGTCTCTCTTTAAGAGTTGCGAAGGTACTGAAGGTGGGAGTTGGCCTCTCACTTACTACTTCCGGTGTAGGAACCGTGGAGTTTAAAGATGTTGTGATAAACTCTGTAAGTAGCGTTTCGGTAGTCTGAGTGGCCTGTTCCATGAGTTCCTCAGGAACATAATACTTGTAGACTTTCGTCAACAAGTTTACCAAGTGACACACTGTTGAGATGGTAGGTAGTGTTTTTTGCGTGGCTTGGTAAATAGCACCAGAGCCAGTGAGCAAACCGATTATCGACGAGGTGATCTCGACGATCTCGGTTTTAGAGATTGTCACTTGGGACTTTATCCAATTCTGGAGACAAGATGTTATGTCTCCAAAAGACATGCTTCCCAGAGCATGCCTTTCACCCCTACGAATAGAGGCTTTTTGGTGGAGGATGTCGCGAACGGTATGTTGCGATGTCCTGTTGGGCGAGCGACTCCTGTGGCGATAACGTCGCTCAACGGGCATTGGACCTAGGTCCAAAGTCCGGAAATCAAAAGGTAAAGTCTGAGTACTTTTGGTACTCGTCTTCACCCTCCTCAAATCCAAAGCTCGGTGTTTGAGCTTTGTCCCCGCTTGATGGTTGTCTGGGATAGGGACGTGAGGTGATACAAGCGGCTGATGGGATCTCCCTATTGATCTTGAGTACGTCACTTGCCAGTAACGTAACTTCGAAAGGGGTGTTCGAGACGGGCGTCGGACTACAAAGGCAAAGTCCTCTCTCGGTATAGCCCCCGTATATGTTGGTCCATGGACACCTGTACAATAGTAGCCATTGGGGGTTAAATCAATAGACTCCCAATGGGGGAAGGTGTGGGCAGCAACATAGAGCTCGATATGGTGTTGGTAATATACCACACCAAGTTCCGCTACGTTCGTTTGAGTGACGAAAACGTCCTCAAGAGCTGCCGTAACAAAGGGAAAGATGTTCTTCCCTTTCTCCATGAATATGATACGTGGACGATGCGAGAAAGAACGCGCCGGCTTTTGCCGAGGCTTATTCTCTACACAAACAACTCTTGGTGGGCTGAGTCTAACAGGTCTCTTTTTGAGAGGTAGAACCGTCGGATGGTGTTGACGGATTTCTAGTCCTCTTGACACTGCTTCTGAGTACGTTGGTGGTGGGTTGTTGTGCTTTTGGACAGTTTCACCTAACTGTATTGGTTGTGGAGCTCCCATAGTTTCCACTGATTGTGGGGTTTTCGTATTGTCAGTCTCCCCGGACTGTTTGGCGTGCTTTTGAACAGTTTCACCTAACTGTATGGGTCTTGGGGTTTTCATGGTGTCAGTCTCCCCGGACTGTTCTTGCACGTGTGGGACTCCCATAGTTCCCACTGAAGTAGAGGCGACGATGGTGGTGTCGTTAGTCCTCAACTCCTGGCTTTGTCCTAATCTACGCGAAACAAACCCGCGCTTGGCGATAGTCTTGTCCTCGTTCTTAGGTGTTGTAGGGTTTCGAGGTATACTCGAATTCCTAATTCGTTCATTAGAAAGGAGGGTCATTCGTTGCATAAATGCAGCAAATTCACTCGTTTCATAGCTGAAC